TTTCTTTTTCGGGATCGCACCCCCGCTTTTATACTATGACTTAAATTGGAATTTGACTCGTTATAATTTGGTAGTCTTGATTATTTTTCGTATATTCGCAGGGTTGGTTACAATAACTGGTAAGTTACTAACCTCCGAAACTAATTTTTAGACAAGACTAAACTTATAAAAACCCACCATGAAAAAACAAATAGATAACCTCATCAGAGAGATCGAAGAAAACGAATTAGACAAAAAATCAAAGAAGAATTGCCCTCACACAAGAATGCAACGCATCTCTCACATACTTTTCAACTTCCGCTGCAAGAATTGTAACAAACGGTTCTTTTCTCTACCAAAGGGAGATTGGGCAATAACTAAATACAAGTAATGGATAAAATCAAACCCGCACACTACAAAACAACCACACAGTTTGACGTAATAGACTTCTGTAAGGCCTACGACCTAAATTTCAACCTTGGAAACATAGTTAAATATGTTGCAAGAGCTGGTAAGAAAGATAGTCGTTTACAGGATTTACAAAAGATTCTTGAGTACGTACAAAGGGAAATACAACATGAAGAAAACTTAAAACGACTACTTTTTGATGCAAGGGACTATTTCACACCTTTAGGTGAACACTTAGAGGCTCAAAAGAAAATGGAAAACTTACAGAAAGAAGTGTACCTAGATCTAGATAAAATAATGCTATTTATTAAAGACTATAGAACAGGAGAGGGAGGAATTACAGATAGCTTCCTTAGAAACGAATTAGAAATGTTTGTAACAGAAGTAAAAAAATCACAGTTATAATGAAAACCAAAGAACAAATAACCGCAATAATCTCTACTAACAATAGAATCCTCAAAGAGTTAAAGAAGCAACGATCCGCCACAACAGAAAAAATAAGGATTGTAGAGGCCAGAATAGAGTATTGGGAGAGTATGTTACCGGGGAAGATTAGTTTAGATTTTGAAGATAGTTATAAGAAGCCAGAGACTCCGGAGGAATTTAAAAAGCATCAAGATAACATTAAAAAATTATATTAGGTATGAAACGACCAATACAATCAGAATATACAACGTGTAATCAGTTTACACATTCGGAGGAATTAAACAGGTACCATAGTGATCTGGAGAAATACGTAGATTACTTAGAAAATGAGTTAAGGATGTTCTCTAAGTTTCACACAGAATTATAAAACTCCTAAATCTGCCGAAATGTAAAGTTTGCTTTACATCGGTTTTTACAGTTTTAGCTCATTATCAAAGCTTTAACCCTAAATAATGTTAAATATATTTTTCGTATATTTGCACACATAATAAAACACAGGAGTATTTTTTCTATTTTTAAACTCCAAACAAGGCTGTACCTCACCAATGTTACAGATTGAATACCTTTATAAATAGAAGACATAAACAACATTAATCACAATTCACGGGGGTTCGAGATGCCCCATAAATAAAATAGTGTGAAGATACTGATTAAATACAGTCAAACGCATCGAGTCTAAAGAGAGCAATGTCCACAACTGACAACTCTTACCCTCAAGGCATCTTTTCCAGAGAAATCTGGTTTTCGGATAGGGCTCGCAGAGAGTAATGCTTCTGTAAGGTGTAGTAGCTAAAATATTATGTAGTTATAGCTATATAGTATAAAGAGTACTCTCTTTTAATCTGGTTTAGTTCTTTATTTAGAGCGACTATTAAAAGATGCTTAGAGGGTAATGTTGTATCTATACCCTAAGTAATAGAAAAAAGAAGAAAAAAAAGATAAATTTGACACTATAACATTTGGTAGTGTCATTTTTTTTTCGTATGTTTGTACTATGATAAAAAATAAACAATTATGAGAGAAGAATGTTATAAAAAAGCAGATGCAATAAACTCTAAAATAAAATCCTTAGAAGATTCTATCCAAGACATGAACTTATTTATAAACTGTTTAAATAATAAGACCCATGGAGGTAACGTATCAAGATTACACCATTATTATAACAGAGAAATTGGTATACCTATACCAGATCACAAGATAAAAAAGTTGTTAGAAGAACTAAAAGAAGAATCTCTTAAAAAACTAACATTCCTAGATGAAGAATTTAATGACTTATAAAGATATGCACTACATAAAAAAATGGCAAAAGATACTCAACCTACAAGATCAGGTTATCAAAACACAAGAAATACACCCTGACCAAGTGGTGTACGCTGCAGATGTCCCTAAAAAGGACAGATATTACATAGGTGTAAACACTTCAAATGAAGGATATCACACAATATACTATGACAGACCTATGACAGAAGAAGATGTGGTACACGAGATGTTACACGTTAAATTCCCAGTGTTATCTCAGGATGAGGTAAATGAATTAACAACTATACTACTAAAATAATGAGTCCAAAATTTAGACCACAAGAAGCGGAGAAGTACGTAGTGTACTATAGAGCCTCCACAGAATCCCAAAGAGATGGATTAGGCCTTGACGCTCAAAAAACTGCAGTAGATAGGTTTATAACCAACTTTGGAGGCACAGTAGTCAAGGAATTTACTGAAATTATCTCAGGAGGGTCACTAAACAGAATATTATTCAACGAAGCAGTGGATTTGGCAAAGGGGACAAACTCAACTCTCCTTGTACACAAGGTAGATAGACTCTCTAGATCCGGATTTATGACCATCGCTTTACTCGAGGAACAAGGGGTACCATTCATTGAAGCCGATGCACCTCACGACTCTGCATTCTCTAAGAACATCAAGTTTTTAGTTGCAAAAGAGGAAAGAGACAAGACAAAAAAGAGAGTTAAGGACGCCCTAGCAGAAATAAAGTCAAACATAGAGAAAAATGGATACCATGTATCAAAAGCTGGTAACACAATCACTGCACTAGGCTCACCACTTAATAATCTAAGCCAAAAAGGAAGAGATAAGTCAATGAACACCCGATTAGAGAAGGCTCTTAACAACCCTAACAACAAAAGGGCTATTTCAGTGCTTAGATTAATGAAAGAAGACTCTTCTATTAGTAAAATGGCTGAGTTTTTAAATGACAACGGGTTTTTGACCTCAACAGGGAAGACTTTTGGATCTACGCAGGTAAAGAACCTACTGGAATTATATAAACGAGAGATAAAAAAATTATGAACTATAACAGAGAAAGAATCTTAAATGATTTAATAAGGGAGAGAGAAAGAGAAGAAAATCACAGAGAGTTTGAAGGATATTTACTACAAAACAAACTGGGGTATATCTCAGATAAGGATTTAATGAAGTATATGCTTGGTGAAAAAGAACTTGGGTGTGTTATTAAAGATCCTAGAAATGAAATAATACTTAATTAAATGACAGAAGAAAACAACAACACAAACTACCCACAACCATTTAGAACACAACTTGGTTACGATATTTTCAAACAAAAGTATGCTCACGAGGGAGCACAGACTTGGGAGGAACTCTCCCACACTCTTGTAGAGGACGTATGTAAAGGTAAACTCTCTCCTGAGAGAAGAAAGAAGCTAGAAGGATTTATTGCAACCATGAAGTTTATACCCGGTGGTAGATATCTATATTACGCAGGTAGACCAAACAAGTTCTTTAACAACTGTTACCTACTTAGATCTCTTGAAGACACTAGAGAAGACTGGGCTAACCTATCTTGGAAGGCTGAGACTTGTCTTATGACAGGTGGAGGTATAGGTAATGACTACAGTATATATAGACCTGCAGGATCTATCATTAAAAAGACTGGTGGAGAAGCCTCTGGAGTAATACCTAAGATGAAGATGATAAATGAAATAGGTAGGAACGTTATGCAAGGTGGTTCTAGACGTAGTGCTATTTATGGCTCACTAAACTGGAGACACGGAGATATAAACGAGTTTCTACACGCAAAGGATTGGTATAACATGCCTGTATCTGGAGCCTACGATGATAACGGTAAAAACCTAACCATTGGTTTACTCAAAGAAAAGGACTTTAATTACCCTGCTCCGTTAGACATGACAAACATATCACTTAACTATGACAATCATTTTTTAGAGACAGTATATGACATGCCAATAGTAGAGATAAAAAAGGCTGCAGACAAAGGTGAGAGCCTACCATTTAAGTACATACCAAGTGTGTTTATAGAAAACGTAAGACAAGCCCTTAAAACAGGGGAGCCGGGATTCTCTTTTAACTTCTTTGACAAGGAGAATGAGACCCTTAGAAATGCTTGTACAGAGGTCACATCAGAAGATGATAGTGATGTTTGTAACTTAGGCTCTGTAAATATGTCACGTATAGAATCCCTAGAGGAGTTTAAAGAAGTAGTAGAGTTAGCCAGTGAGTTCTTACTGTGCGGAACTTTAAAAGCAAAGTTACCGTACAAGAAAGTAGAAGAGGTACGAGAGAAGAATCGTAGATTAGGATTAGGTCTTATGGGAGTACACGAGTGGCTTTTAAAAAGAGGTTATAATTACAATGTTAACGATGAGCTAAAGCAGTGGTTACAAGTTTATAAAGACCATTCTGAGACATCAGCAAACGCCCTTGCAAAGACCCTTAAAATAAACCAACCGGTAGCTTACAGAGCTATAGCTCCTACTGGTACAATAGGTATTTTGGCAGCGACTTCTACGGGAATCGAGCCACTATTTGCAGTAGCTTACAAAAGAAGATATCTTAAAGGACAACATAACTGGCATTTTCAATATGTAGTAGATGGTATGGCCCAGACACTTATAGACACAGGTATAGATCCAGAGGCTATAGAGTCTGCAGTAGACTTAGCTGGTAACCCAGAGAGAAGAATTAAGTTTCAAGCAGATATACAAGATTACGTAGATATGTCTATTTCTTCTACTATTAACATAACTCCTTGGGGGACAGAGTTAAACAATGAAACAAGGGTGTATAAGTTTGCTAAGACTCTTCTTAGTTATGCACATAGGATAAGAGGATTTACCTGTTATCCAGATGGAGCCAGAGGAGGACAGCCAATTACGTCTATACCTTATAATGAGGCTATAGCACACGAAGGAAAAGAATTTAAAGAGGAGTTTCATGATATCTGTGATATATCAGGTGGAGGAACTTGTGGAGTATAACAAACTATAAAACAAACAAATGACAAAAACCACACTTAAAGTAATTTTAGAAAGCCCATATTCCGGTAACATTAAAAAGAACGTAAAGTATGCCAGACTATGTGTAAAGGACAGTATACTACGTGGAGAGTCACCACTGGCCTCACACCTATTGTATACCCAAGAAGGTATACTAAACGATGAAAAGAAATCTGAAAGAGAGATAGGAGTAGCTATGGGACTAGAATGGTTACCATCAGCAGACCTTCAAGTGTTTTACACAGACTACGGTATGAGTAAAGGTATGAAGGAAGCTGAGGCAATTGGAGAGAAGAATGGAATAACAAGGGTTTACAGGAAGCTATTTATAAGATAAGATATGACAATAACACAAGATTTCGATGATGCTCTTTGGGAACATAAGTTACAAAACTGCACTTTCACCCTTAAAAATGTAAGGGAACAAAGTATTATAGACAACCCCGTTAAATACAGCAGAGTCATTGACGCAACTGATAAATGGAGAACTCACAAATTAGAGAACTCTTTTACTGTAAAACTCAGTGATGGAGCCCACATGAGATTTGAACATGGGTGGCTTTGGGATAGGGCAAGTGTACCTAAGTTCTTACAGAATCTACTTAGCCCAGATGGTACAGATGATATAGCTTATTGTATACACGATATGCTGTACGTTGAAAAAAAGACAACCAGAAAGTTTGCAGATAAAGAGATGCTAAAGTGGGCCAAGGCTATGAAGCAGACAAGTAGATGGAGCTTACGAAACATTGATATCCACGTAAGATACTACGGAGTCAGACTCTTCGGAAGGTTTGTATGGAAATAATAACAATAAACAAAAATATAAAAAAAAACATGAGTGTACAAAAAACAGGTAAAGTCCACGAACACAACACATTACATAAAATAATAAAAAGAGGTGGAGAGTGGGACACAGAGTTAGACAGTCTAATGACAAAAAACCAAAAGAAGTTTGAGTCAGATTTTAAAGAGAGTTTAAAGAGGATGTATTCTGTAGAGGATTTCAGAAGATATCTATCTCATTTAACATCTTTAGAGAGGTTTTTTCTAGGGGTCTAAACACCTTAAAAAAATAAGTGTTATCTTTGCAGGAGTATTAATTTTTAATAACAAACAACAACATGGGAAAAGGAGTATCAGCTCTCTCGTACTTACCACAAGTCTACATTGAATTTGTAGGTAGTGCAGGAGACCAATCAATTAATGCAATTCGAGCAGGATTTAACAAAATAGCTCGTATGCAAGAAGAAGAAATAGCAGACGGGACATATTCTGGGGAAGTATGTAGAACAGATGACCCTTACACATCAGCTACTTGGGATATAGTAACAGGTGAAACAACTGCAGTAGCAGCATCAGGTACAGTAACCTGTGCTACGGCTATTGCTGATGACACAGTGACAGTAAATGGATTACTTTACACAGGTGTAGCAGGAGCAAAATCAGATAATACAGAGTTCTCTATTGACACAAGTGACACTGCAGCAGCTTTAGACTTAGCAGCATCTATTACAGCAGACACTAGAACAGGCACATTAAATGATGTAACAGCGGTTAGTGCATTAGGAGTAGTTACAATAACTCAATCTGTAGTAGGAACATTAGGTAATGCAACTACTTTAGTATCATCTGATGGAGCTACATTAGCTGTATCCGGAGCAGTATTTACTGGAGGAGTAGACGCAGTAGACTATCAACTTACATTTGACAGTGAGGTAAATAACGTAATTACTACTATTGGGAGACCAGCTATTGCAACACGTAGGATTATAGATTTAATCTTAGCATCTAGCCCTTATCCATTTTCAGTTAGAAGTGGACTAGCTATGTTAAACTTCATTGAGAAGTTAGAAGATAGAGTAGCTGAATCAGGTACAGGATCTACAGGAGATGCAACATATACTGGAGTATCTTTAAGAGGTTCAACACCTTTTGAGAGCTTTGATTGGACAATTACTAAATTAGGTAATGATTATACAGTAACACCAACTATTACGTCATAGGTCTTAACCACTAATTTTGATGGATTGTGATTTTCAAGCCTCGATAGTTAATTCTACCGGGGCTTGTGAGTTCCAATTATTTTACGTATCTTTGTACCAGACATGGAAGAACACGAGAAGATAAAAAAAAGAAGAGAGTCCGAAGACTTCCTGTACGAGAGGATAGAGAAGAACATAATCCTAAAAAGATTACCGTTGAAAAAACAAAAGAAACACAAAGAGTACGTAAGGGTATCTAAGATAGAATACACCTTCCTGCAATATGGGTTCTTAATTAGAAAGTGGGCACTTAGAAATCACAAACTAACTGAAACTCAGCTAGATATGCTCTTGTACATTTGTCCTCTTGCATTCTTTTCCAGACAACAGTTTCTAGACGCCCAAAAGGAAGCTGGTAAAACATCCGGTACAATGTTCTCTAGTCTGTTAAAAGCAGGGTGGCTCTTAAAATGGAGCGAGTCTAAAAGAAAAGTGTATTACACCCTTTCACACAAAGGGAATCTACTTGTCTCTAGGATGCACAGTATGTACATGTTAGAAGAGAAAATACCTGTGTCAGTGAAGAATGCTGTAGCTAGGAGTAAAGACAGAAAAGATAAAAAACTAATGGATTTATTTAAGACCTTTAATGATAAGGTTAATAAATCTCAGGGGAACCCTTAAAAGTCCCCCTTTATTTTTTTCGTATATTTGCAAGGAATTATAATAATCAAGTATGGCTCCAAAGAAAAAGAAAAGGTCTAGTTTAAGTAAGTCTGCTAAGTTCTACCGAGATAATCCGGGAGCCCGTAAGCGAAAAGCAGCTACAGATAAAAAGATAAACAGTAGATCTGAACAAAAGAAAAAACGAAGAGAGAGTGGTAGGGCTAGAACTAAAGCTAAAGCCTCTGGTAAGAATATTACTGGGAAGGACTACGATCACGCAACAAAAAGATTTACATCTTCTAAAGCTAACCGAGGACGAAAAGGTGGTACAGCGGGTGATAAAAACGCAAGGGGTGAGAAATAAAACAACAACGATAAACTATGCCAGCAATAAAAGCAAGCACAAATAATTCAACTAGTTACTTTAACCTAGATGGATTAGATTATGAAAAAGGGATGTACTCCTTATACTATGATAGCGTAGAGAAGAATACATCTGGAGTAATAGATGAAACAAAAATACGAGTAGGATTAAAGTCTAAAGTAGAGATAGATAGAAATTTAGTCCTTCCTAAATTAATTACTGACTGGACAGATGGAACTACAGCTTACTCTGATTTTGATACACTTATAGCAGATGTCTCTACCCTTATAGCAGCAGCTAGTGGTGGTACGGAGTATCAGGTTTATGAGCAAGATTTTCTTGTAGATGTTGCGACTGCAGATGTTTGGTGGTATGGTAGTTCCTCCACTCTTGCGATGAGTGAATACAATACGTGGATGAGTGTAGCTAACACCGCATCTATGGCTACTGTTTCCTCTATTAAATTAATAACTGCAAAACCAATAGGCGTTGCGGTTGGTAATCAGACAATAAATTCAATGAGGTTTCAATTTGGAGTGAATGTAGATAAGATCACTGGCATATCAATAGCAAAGGTCAGGCTTTCAAGTAATCATACAGTAATAGATTCTATAAATATTTTATACGAAAATAATTCAGTAACGATTGGTACAGATGGATATTTTGATTTAGTTGATACAGACTTTACAATAACAAGTATTACAGATAAAGATTTAATTTATGTATTTTTTATTGCATCAAGCATTAATAATGTAACGCCTTCTAGTATGAGGCTAAAATGCTCAATAGATTAAGATATGGTAGTATATACAATTTTAAACAACGGAATAATAGGAATAAGAAATGAGGGTATAAACTACATTCTAAACCCTAACGAAAGAGGTTCTACAATATGGTATCAGATACCCTTTTATAATATCGCAACCGATGAAGTAGAAGAATCTATTACCCAACAGCAAATAGATGATAGACTAGAAGCACAAGAAAAGCAAACAGTCGCACAACTATTAGCACAGTTTGAAAATGACGGAAAAGCGTTCTTTCACGAAATTAGAGTGTTAGTAATGTACCACTATAATAAAGGTACTATTTCAGAAGTACAATTTAACGCTATAAAAGACATTCTAAGACCTGCTATTGCACCGTTATTAATTGGTGAGTGGGATCAGGCACAAATAAATATAGATGCTTTAAATCGACCTAGTGGAGTGCTAGGTAATTTATATGACTTTGTGAAAGGTGGGATAGATGACTACCTCAACTAAAAATAAACTGTATGCCAACAATAAAAGCGAGTATAAATAACGCAGATAGATTTTTCTACCTAGACGGCCTAGATTATGAAAAGGGTGTGTATACTCTTTACTATGATTCCGTAGAAATAAATACTGCTAAAGAAATAAACGAGAGTGTAATAAGGGTTGGTATAAGATCTAAATCCGAATTTAACAGGGTTCTAGTTAGACCAAAACTAGTTACAAACTGGACAGATGGAACTACACCTTACTCAGATTTTGATACCTTAATAGCTGATATATCTACTCTTATAGTAGGGCCGGTAACAGCTCAAGGATTATCAATAACTCAAAACGTCCTTAACTACGCAGCCTTAGACGACGGAGATACAGCAGGAGATTTAGCTTACGTAAGGGAATCACAAGGTACAGCTTGGTTATCTGCAATTAGTTTAGGTAATTATTACCCTGCAGGATGGTATGTATGGAGTGGTTCAGATTGGGTATCAGATAGAAATGCAATAGCAGACCAATTAGAAGCCTTAGTTAATGAAACCGTAGCTATAGGGGTAGCTTGTAGTGATGAAACTACGGCTTTAACTACTGGAACAGCTAAGGTTACCTTTAGGATGCCTTATGCACTAACTTTAACTGAGGTTAGAGCAAACCTAACAGGGGCAGGATCTACATCAGGAACAACTACGGTAGATATAAATGAGTCTGGAACATCTGTACTAAGTACTAAACTAACCATAGATAACACAGAGAAGACTTCAACTACAGCGGCCGTACCAGCAGTAATATCTGATTCATCTTTAGCTGATGATGCAGAGATAACAATTGACTTTGATGCAGTTACAGGTGGAGCAGATGAGACGGGGTTAGTTGTTTGGCTAATAGGAACAAGAGTTTAGATAGAAGAAATATGTTTATATTAAATCCATATAGATTTGGTGGTGCTGCTGGCACAGACTTTACTACTAACTTAGTAGCTAGTTGGCAGTTTGAAAATGATTTTTTAGATTACACAGCTAATAATCACGATGCTACTAAAACAGGGACGGTAAACTTTGCAACTGGAAAGGTAGGTAATGCAGCAGACTTTATAGGTGTTTTTGATTTATTAACGGTGGCAGATAGCGATGATTTTAGTTTTACAGATGGTATTACAGACCTACCTTTTAGCATTAGTTTTTGGGTTAATATTGATGTTTTAGGTGCTTTTATTGTATTATTAAATAAAAGAGATGGAAGTATAAGTAATAGAGAGTGGGATATATTTGTATCAACAACAGGCACTATTGGTATGCAGTTATTTAGCCCTACAAATTCACCAGATAATAGGTTAAACATAACACAGGCTGGATTAGTTATAAATACTTGGTATCATTTAGTTTTTACTTATGACGGAACAGAAGCGAAAGAGGGTTTAAAATTGTATTTAGATGGAGTAAGCACAGGCACACAGGCAGAAGTTGGTACTTATGCAGGAATGACAAATACAATTAGTTCATTAACATTAGGGTCAGCATTTCACGATAATACACTAGAATTAGATGGTAAAATGGATGAAGTGAAAATATGGAAAGGTAGGGAACTATCACAGGCAGAAGTAACTGAATTGTACGATTTAGAAAAGGCTGGTACGAGTGTATTGCCAGCACCAGCGAGTGGTATCTATGATAATGCTAGTGTAGTTTATTCATTACGTAGACCCGATATGGCTACTAAATGGACTAATGCTGTTTTGCAGTTAAGAAGAAGCGGGGATAATGCGTTTAAAACGGTATTTTTTGATGGTGATGCGGTTGGTGACACGATTACTTTAAATAGTAAAATAGGTGACACACTAACAACACCAAGTGCTACCACTTTAGGAGATTGGATAGGTAGTAACGATGCTTACGTAGTTCAATGGGTGGGTATTACTCCAAATAACATTATTGACATTGACAAACGAGCTATACAGGCAACAACAACATTACAACCTCAATTTATTTCTAGCGGTACTATATTAACTAAAAATGGGAAGCCTGTAATTGATTTTTTAAATACAAATACATTTCTTTTAGCGAGCGCAAACACGGATTTAAACAGTGGAAATAGTTACACGTCGCTAACTGTAAGTGGTAATAACTCATCAGTAAGTGTTGGAACTATATATTCAACTTCTGCTTCTCCTACGAATAGAATAACAATATTTAATGATAGAACTGCGAATAAATTTGCGTCTTTTATTGTTGCAAGTACTGGTAATTTTGAAGCTAAAACATTATTACAACAAAACAACTCAAATCAAAAATTACTAACGTCTATAATAGAACCAACTAATTTAAAAACATACCTAAATAACACTATACAAACTTCAACTGCTAGAACAGGTACATATCTAAATAATGACTTTATATTAGGAAGACAATCGGCGGAAGGAAATTATCTTAATGGAACAATCCAAGAGATAACAATATTCCCAAGTGATAAAACAGCAGACCTAACAGAATTACACGCAGATATAAACACTTATTATGGAATTTACTAATGAACAGAGAACAATTTTTATTACAGCTACCAAAAGGATGGAAGTATAAAACAATGATGGGAATGCCTCCATCAGTGTGTTATTATACAGGTAATTGGGGTGATGATACTTTTCAACATATAGGAAATTATAATGAAGAAGATGGGTATACTTTAAAAAGCAAAAAATGAACTACATATCTAATGCATTATTTGTACCTCCATCTTACGATATAAAAGATGAGCAGTGGATGATTGATAATGGGTGGATTGAGTCTAATTAAATATTTACTATCTTTGTACAAAAGCAACAATAAAAAATAAGAATATGCCAGCAATAAAAGCAAGTACTAACAATGCTACAGCCTACTTTAATTTAGATGGATTAGATTATGAGAAGGGACTATACTCTTTTTACTACGATTCTGTTGAAAAAAACTCTTCCGGAGTAATCAACGAAGATAAAATAAGAATAGGATTAAAGTCTAGAAATGAACTAGGTAGAACTTTAAAATCACCAGCCTTAGTTACAGATTGGACAGATGGAACAACACCTTACTCAGATTTTGATACTTTTATAGCAGCAGCATCTATATTAATATCACCAGTATAAAAACATAAGAATTATGAGAGAGCCACTAGATGAAACAGGACTAATGCCACCTATAGCAAAATGGGCAACAATTGTCACATTCGGAGTGTGTGGCGTAATAATGGTTTTAAATGATGGCATGACTGTCAATATAACCCTTTCTTTACGTATATTTCTAGGTATAGTTACGGGAGCAGTATCCAGCTATGGAACAATAAGACTGATAGGTGATATAAGAAAAAGTAGTAGCTTCAAGGATTTTTTAAATAATATTAAAGAAACCACGAAGCGGCTATATGATTAAACTAATAACAGACGGTGTTAATAATATCTATGGCGTTGTAAGCGTGATTGGTGGCGGTATAATTGGTCTTGCTGGAGTAATATTAAACAACAAAAGTAAATGTTCTGAAACAACCCAAAAACTACATCACGAACTAGAGGAAATACAAAGCGAACTTAAAGGACTTAAAAAGGCTTTTTCAATAGTATTTGATGCTTATGAAAGAGAGTTTAATGATGATCCTGAGAGAATGGGTATGCTTAAAGACTTAAAAAAAGAATATAATCTCTAATGAAACAGTTTAAAGATAGAAATGGAAAGCTGTCTACTAAAAGAGTTAATGGCACTATTATTATCATAAACGGTCTTCTTATGGCTTGGTTTTCGATAATTATTAGGGCCATAGTATTTTTTAAACTAATAGAAGCTGCAGAAGACATGGAGTTTGTTATTGACACTACTTTAATACTTGGAGTAGTCACTGCCGGAGTAGGATTACTAGTAGGGACTGTGGGAGAAAAACAAAACAGAATTTATAAAGAAGAAGAAGAGTTTTTTAATAAGAATGATAGAGAAGTATGACAATGAGATTAAAGGTTTTTTTACAACGACATTGGGAAGATTATAATCAATCTACAGGTTCTCTTTATGTACTTGATACAAAAGGGCAACCAATATATGTACAACCATGTATTGAACGTGGTGATCGAAACAACGCACAGGGGGAGAGTAATTGTCCTCCGGGTACTTATCCATTGGTTTGGGAAAGATCTCCTAAATACGGCATGGTGTGGGAGTTAAAAAATGTACCTGATGGGAGATCTGAGTTAAAAATTCACCCAGCTAACTATTGGAACCAATTAAAGGGGTGTATTGCACCGGGAGAGTTTATGGCACGTATTAATGGAGATGGGTATTATGATGTGGGAGCAAGTAGAAAAGCTCTCACTAGATTCCACAACATTATGAAACCTATGCAGAATGTTGGAACAACAATAACTATTATAGACCCTCCAAGATGACAACTGAAAAGAAAAGAACAATTACCCCATGGTTAATAGGCACTATGGTTTTGATTATCCTTCTTTTATTGGCAGGTGGTGGTTATGGTTTTAAAGAACACAGGCAAATGAAGAAAGACTATAAAGATAGTCTAGTTACCCGTCAACTACGAGTTGACTCATTAAACGGAGTTATCTTAACAGCAAATAATTTTGAACAAACAGAAACAGTGGTTCACAATAGTTATTATAACAGCTATAAAAAAGAACAAAAATTAAGAAAAGATGCTGAGAAACAGTTATTTATTTATCGTATTAACTCTCGTTTTCACAATGACAGCCTTCTCTCAAACTATAAGTTTAGAAGAGATTAGGAAGAGAACATTAAAAGATTCAGCTACCTATTCTTGGGAACAAGTTAATGAGATAGCCAACGGATTAGAGAATGAGGCAAAACTAGATACGGCTTTTAACATCTTGAAAAGAGAAAATAAAAGTCTTTCAGATTCCTATCTTTCACTAGAGAAAAGGTTTGTTAATTATCAAGATACAATCGTCCCCGCATACAAAGAAATTATAAAAACCAAAGACGCTAACTTCAATCAAGTTACAGTTTTATTTAATAACTCTGAGAAACTTCTTAAAAAACAACGGTTGAAAAAATGGTTGTGGTTAATTGTAGCTGGATTAACAGGGTATTTTGTAGGGTCAACGTTATAACTACACTTCAAAAAATAAGAAAGTCTAATACCTACAAATAAACCACATCTTTATTTTTAGTAAATTTGCACAGAAGTATAAACTAAGTACTACCAATATACTATGGCAAGAATTAAGAATGAAACAGTATACCCCAGAGATACAAGTATAACTGGACAAGAGATAGTTATAGGCTCTGATACAGGGGGCGGAGCTACTAAAAATTACACTGTAGATGATTTAGCAACCTATATACAAACTGACCAAACTAATATTGTTAGGTTATTTTACACTAAAAAAGCTACTACAAGTGGTATAGATGCTGCAGTTATAGCTGTAAATGCCTCAAATGAATTTACAGTTGCTAATCAAGATATAGCTTGTGTAGTAGTACAAAGAAATGAAACTACTATAACAAATACAAAAACTGATGAAAAAATTTGGTATGATTATTATTGGGTAAAAGATGTAGGACAAGGAACATATGGAGTAGGGGGAACAATAGTAATTACGGCTGATAATTTAGAGTTTAGGAAGTCTACTGAAATTTATACTATACAAACTAATGATAATCTTCCACCAGTTGTTTATGAATTAACAACCGAAGATATTTCAACACCACCAGAAGAAGTTGTAAACATAACTACTGTTGTTGGTGGATATTTAATAGATAGTAATGCTGATTACTTTTTTGAAATAAGAGAGGTTGAATATAATACTAAAGGGGTTCCCATTTTTACAGGTAATATAAAATACTACAGATTTGTAGGAGCCGATGGGACTTATGGAAACGGTTTTACGGCAACTGTAAACGGAGATTTTATATTGTTATCTTCTAATGATTTAGGTATAACAGAAGGAACATACTTATCACTTACTGACACTATAGATACAACCTATGAAGGTAAAGATGATTGGGTACCAACAGTATATCGAGATCCAATGGGGTCAATCACACCAGTATTAAAACTAAAACCTGTAGTTACTCTTCCAGATTTATTCAGACCTAACGCTGCAGTAGAGTATGGAGTAACACATATATCTGGATTAACATATTATGTCTACGTAAACAAGTTTATTATAGATGGTATAGACTACAATATATTTGCATCAGATACTATAACTCTTAGTAATGGAGATGTTGCTAACAATAGAATTGATGTAATTGTAGCTAGAATAAATCCATTAGGATCAATAAATCCAACTATAGAGGTCTTAGAAGGAACACCAGCCGGATCACCTGTAGAAGAATCAATAAACTTACTTACAGAAGTTAAGCTTTCTGTTAAGCTAGTACTAGCTAATGAAACAACTGACCCAAATGTTACATCAGACATGGTGTACAACGAAAATACTGAGTGGACTAATTCTTCACTCGCAGCAGGAGCAGACTTAGATGACACAACGTCTCCTCCATATATAGGGTCAAAAAGTTTAAATGTACCAGCTATAGGAGGTACAGGAGATTCAGTCATTTGGGATAAAGGTTCATCAGCTACATTTGATGTAGATGACAGACTTATTTTTGCACTTAAAGAGACAGGTACAACAGAGAAAAATACAAGTATAACCATTAAGTTAATAGATATATCTTCTGGAGGTTATTGGTTAAGAACTTATTACATAAACAAATTAAAAAGTCGAGGTTTTGATGAGCCAAGAGGTAGCACATGGAATTTAGTTAACATGCCTTTTACTGATTTTGTACCAACAACGATTTCAATGACTACATATGATAGAATAGAGTTTTCTATCAAGAATTCAAGTGAGTTAGATTTTGATTGGATACATGTTCAAGGAGGTATTGACCATGAAGACCCTACGACAGATATTAGTTTTATAGGACTAATTGATACACCGACTAATTATGAAGGAGGAGCTAGTAAAGTAGTAACTGTAAAAAGTGATGAGAGTGGTGTAGAGTTTACACCAATAATCCAACTTGTGGCCGATTGTAGTACTGTTATAACTTTAAACAACACTTTTGGTAGACTTTGTAATATGGGGTCTGCAAATGCAACAACTACATATACAACAACAGGAACAACTGGTGGAGCTTGGCAAAAAACTCTTATAAACGCTGGATCTGAGCCTACAGTAACAGGAGCAACTAAAATATTTGGAAGTGATTTTATAATTAGCACAGATATGTATTTAGTTTGTACTCATAACGGAAGTAAAGTTGAATTTTGGTTTGAACAAATAGCACTATGATAAGCCCATTTTTAGATAGAAAAAGAATATCACAGGTAAAGACTTTTGAAATGCTTATTACGAGTCCTTCATTACCTGCAATAAATAGTGCTACAGGAGGAACAGTAAATGTTACAGATAATCTTGATGGCACTTACAGCTTAACATCTAATGACACCATTACTTTTGTTAATATAGGTGGCACATTAGCAGACTACACTCAATTAGAAGTTATAAAAGGAGATACACTAACAAGTACGGCTTCATTGTGTAATAGTATGACTGGTTTAACAAATTTCATTTGGAATGGAGATTGCAATTCAGAAAATACATCTTCAATGTTTAGTCTTTGTATAAATATTACTTCCATTCCGTTATTTGATACTTCAAAAGTAACTAATATGAATAATATGTTTTCTAATTGTCGGAAAATAACTACAATTCCGCTTTTGGACACAAACAACGTTGAAAATATAAGTTCTATGTTTAATGACTGCTGGCTTCTTGAAAGTATTCCTTTATTAGATACAGCAAAAGTAACAGTTTTTAATAGTATGTTTAAAAACTGTTATGTTTTTACAACTATGCCTTTGATAGATACTAGTTCAGCTCTAACTATGAACGCTATGTTTTATAATTGTAGTGATTTAGTAACTGTGCCTGACTTCAATACTCCTTTAGTTACGAGTTTCAGAGAAATGTTCTACTATGCTGTATCTTTAACAGCTATTCCAAATTTTGATTTCACCCAAGCAAATGATTTAGCATATTCTTTTCAAAATTGTACTTCTTTAACAACAGCAGTAACCATAAATGCACCTCTTGTAAGTAGTTGTTTCAGAACCTTTATTAATTGCACAAATCTTTTAGGTGTAACAATGAACAATACTACAGTATTGTCTAATGGGAGTGAAATGTTTAAAAATTGCTATAAAATAACAGACATAACATTTACCTCTACAGCTAGTTTATCATTAGCAGAAGAAATGTTCTATAGCAATACATTTTTAGTTAATTTAGATTTAGGAACTGTACCCCCTCTTACGGTTGCAATGCAAATGTTTGACGGTTGTAGAGATTTACCTAGTATTCCTATTATAGATACGTCAGGATGCTCAGACCTATATTATCTTTGTCGTGGGTGTGCAACTATAACTTCTGTTCAGCTTTTTGATACAACAGGGTGTACAAGTGCTTTTGGTATGTTTGATAGTTGTAGTTCATTAGTTTCTGTGCCTTTATTTGATTTTTCTATTGTAACAAGAATGGGTTCTATGTTTAAAGATTGTTCTTCTTTATTAACTATTCCTTCTTTTAATACACCATTGGCAACAGAGTTTAGTAGTATGTTTTCTGGTTGTACGGTAATTGATAATATTCCAGTACTTATTCACGCAGGTATTAGTAGTTTTCAAAATATGTTTAATGGTTGTGCGGCTCTTACCACAGCACCTCTTATAGACACATCTTCAATCGGTTTTGCAGGTCAGAATTATATGTTTGCAGGTTGCTTGTCATTAACAACATTACCATTATATGATTTTTCATCTTTACCATATATGGCAAGATTCTTTCCAAATTCAGGAATTACAACTATACCTGAATTTGATGTGTCAAATGTAACAGTTTTTAGTGATCCATTTTTTGACGCAGGAGCATTAACGGTAGGTAAAATGTTAGGTATAGCTTTTTCAATAGATTATTCAACCACAAGTCTTAATGCAACAGAAATGGACAATGTAGTTCTTGGACTTGTAGCAGCAGCATCACCGCAAGTATTAACAGGGCCAAGTGGAGTACCAATAACAAACCCACTACCTTTAAACTGGACTTATTCAAACCCTTAAAGAATGGTAGTATTAAAAAATAAAAAATGGCAAGAATAAAAGATAAGACACAATATCCATTAGATCAACTAATAAGTGTAGACGACTACCTATTAGGGACTGATTCAGATTCCCTATTTGCAACTAAGAGTTATAGTATAGGGGACTTAACAGATTTTGTAGTCTCATATATAACACAGTTGCCAGAGGTAAGTTACGAAAGTATTTCTGAATCTGGGCTAAAAGCCGCTGGAAATATCACAACTATAATAGGAGACTATGATGACAGTGGGTTTGAAACAAAAGTAACCATTAGTGATTCAGCTAAGACAATAGTATTAAACGCAGACACATACATTAGAACCTCCTCAGACATACAAATTGGGGGGGCTACAGATTTTTTCACGGTGTTAACCTCTGCAGGACTAACAGCAACAAGAACATTACAGTCCCCAGATGCAGGTGGATACATAGGATTAAGTGTAAATGGAGTTAAGGCCGACAGTGCCGGAGATATGGCTGTATCAGCAGCAAGTCTTATAGCAAGTGGAATAGTAGAACTAGCCACAATAGCCGAAACAGACACAGGGACAGATGCAACCAGAGCTATGACACCCGCAGGATTAAAGGGGTCAGCCTTACAAACTAAGGTAGATGGAATAGAGGCTCTAGCAGATGTAACAGATGCAACCAATGTAAACGCAGCGGGAGCAACAATGAACGCAGATACAACTTTGGCTGGATACGGGTATTTCTTAGACGAAGATGATATGACATCTGATGATGATACTAAAACAGTATCTCAGCAATCAGTTAAAAAGTTCGTAGAGGACAGTACACAACTAGGACAGTTATATGCAACCGTAGTAAAGACAGCAAATTATACTGTTACTGCTAATGATTACTCAGTAATATGTACTACAAATAGTTTTACAGTGTCTCTACCAGCAGCGGCAACAGCCGGTCTAGGTAAGAGATATGAAGTAGTAAACACAGGAACAAACACAGAGATTATAGTTGACCCAGATGGAGCTGAAACTCTAGATGGACTAACTACTCAAACCCTAAGTAGCCAATACCAATCTATGATTATAGAGTGTGATGGTACAGAATGGTTTACAGTATCAGATTCAAGAAAAGGATTATTTCTACCAACAGTAGGTAAGAGTGGTACATATACAGCCACAGTCTATGATTATTTAATTATAGCAACAGCTAACAGTTTCACGATAACCTTACCAGTAGCAGCAGTAGCAGGTAATGGTAAAAGATATGAATTTAAGAATGTAGGTACAGGAACCATCACAATTGATGGAGATGGCACTGAAACAATAGATGGACAATTAACACAATTATTAACAGCTCAATATGAATCTATCACAGTAGCCTGTGACGGATCTAATTGGCACATAGTAGGATAACATGGCATATATATCACAAACAGACTTCTATACAGAGGTATCAAAAGGAAACGTAGCAGGGCATTCTCTAGTACACAAGTTTGGACACAACTCAGCAACACCAACAACACTAACTCCTATTTGCTCAATAGGGGATTACATTACCTTACAGCCTGCAAGTGCTACTACACTTAGAATAAAAGCAGGAGGTGACGCTAACGATACAGCGGCAGGT